ATTACTCACTTTTGACAACGACTCAGCAACTAGCTCTGCCGCTGTCGATGCGTCTGCATTAAGTGGTCATATAAGTGGTTCTTCGTCTTTAAACATTACAAATATAAATTACGGTATTTCAGGAAGAATACGATTATCATTTATAGGTGCATCATCAAACGTAATTGCGATTGACCTAACAGGTTCAAACGTTTACTACGGTGCGGTAATTAAAAATACTGCAACGTTACCTGCAGGTGCCACTTCGGGAGACATTGAGGCAGTTACAGTTTCAGCAAGTGGTCACGCTTTATTGACACTACAAAAAATCAATATGGGTGAAAATAGCTAATGACAATTTCAACTACAACTGTGGTTGATAATAATGATAAAGTTATTATAAGTGCCAATGGTATAGGTAGTGAGACCGATCAGTTACTAGTAAACGCATTGAATTTAAATAATGCTTCAAGTAAACCAGTATTATCTATTTCAAGCGTTTACTATAATATAATTGGAACAGGAAACATTACTTTAAACTTTGCAACAAGTAACAGTAATGAAGAGGCGTTAGTAATAGATGGCAAGGGTAACTATGGACTTAAACCAAGTGAACCAAAAATACTTGCCGAAGAAACAAACGCTACAGGAAATATATTATTAACAAGCGACAGTAACATTACAAAATATAACGTTGTAATTGAGTGTCGTAAAGAGGAAGGATTTACACAATAATGGCAGATACAGTTACATCGCAGACACTTGTAGATACATCAGGAGTAAAATTTGTTGCTAAATTGACAAACTTTTCTGACGGTACAGGTGAGACAGACGTTATAAAAGTTGACGCTTCTGAAACTACATTTATGACAGAAAATGGTAGTCGTAAGATTGCAAAGATATGGTTTTCAGTAAACACTGCAGATTCTAAATCTTGTGTTGAATTAAAATGGGCAGGTTCCACAAATGCAACTGCAATGTTTTTAAATGGTCAAGGTTATTTTGATTTTAGAGAGGCCGGCGATGAGATTGCAAACAACGCTACAGGTCCTACCGGTGATGTTCTTTTAAGCACACGAAATTTTGCAAATGGTGATAATTACTTTATACTAGTAGAGTTTAGATAATATAAATAGTACGAGAGAGATATGAAACTTATTAGAGAAGAAATACACGACGCAACTTACCTTGTGGAAGAAAAAGAGGGTAAGAAAAACTATTCCATTAAAGGTGTATTTTTACAATCAGACATTAAAAATCGTAACGGAAGAGTCTATCCAAATGACGTATTAACAAAAGAAGTAAAACGTTACAACGCAGAATTTATCAATAAAAACAGAGCGTTTGGTGAACTTGGTCACCCAGAAGGCCCAGTTGTAAACCTAGAACGAGTATCACATATGATAAAAAAACTCTATCCAGAGGGTAAAAACTTTGTAGGAGAGGCAAAGATACTTGACACACCATACGGAAAAATCGTTAAAAATCTTATAGACGAGGGTGCGAAACTTGGTGTTTCGTCTCGAGGAATGGGTTCACTTGAACAAAAAAACGGTGGACACTATGTAGGAAAAGACTTTTATCTTGCAACAGCGGCAGATATCGTTGCAGACCCATCGGCACCAGATGCCTTTGTAGAAGGTATAATGGAAAATAAAGAATGGGTGTGGCAGAACGGTGTCTTGGTAGAACAAGACGTAGAGGCTTGGAAACAAGAACTTATACGAACAAAAAGAGCCGAATTGGCAGATAAAAAAGCCAAGATTTTTGAAGACTTTTTAAAGAAACTGTAATAGAAAATCATCAAATTATAAATATCTTGTAAAAAGAGAGATATTTTAATTGCAATTAAAAAAAGGAGATTTCTCAATGGCTACAGAACAAAAAATTGAAGTAAAAGGACAGGCAATCACGGAACAAGAAACCGTTGCCGATGCTCCTAAAAAGAACGCTGTAGCGGCTGAACCTACTCATCTAAAAAATGAGGCAGAAGATTTAGGCGCAGCAGTTGTAAGTCCAACTGACAGCAAAACCGACGCTTCGAAAAATACAAAGAAAGTTTCTGACGCTCAAAATGCAAAAGCTATAGAAGGGGACGTATCGAAGAAACCAGATACAGAAGCTGGTGTAACAAAGATTGATACACCTGGCCAAACATTAAAAGTAGAAGATACAGAAAAAGACGAAGTGATTGATGTTTCTGATGATGTAAAAGCATTAATCGGAGACGAAAAATTAACAGAAGAATTTAAGGCAAAAGCTGCAACAATATTTGAGGCTGCTTTGAAATCAAAAATCAAAGAAGCTAAAAAGAAAATGCACTCATCATACGAAAGTAAACTTAAAGAAGAAACCGAAAAATCAAAAGCAGAGCTTGTTGAAAAAGTTGATTCATACCTAAACTACGTAGTAGAAGAATGGTTGAAACAAAACGAGATTGCTATTGAACGAGGTATCAAAGGCGAAATCGCTGAGGACTTTATTAGTGGTCTGAAGAAACTATTTGAAGACCATTACATAAGTGTTCCTGACGAAAAATATGATGTACTAGAGGATCAGGCTTCTCAAATCGAAGAGCTTAACAAGAAATTGAATGAGCAAATCGAAACAAATGTTAAATTAAATTCTGAAATTGGTAAGTTAACAAAGCAAGATATAGTTGACGCTGTATCATCTGACTTAACAGATACCAACAAAGAAAAATTTAATAAGTTAGCGGAAGAAGTTGAATACTCTAATGCTGATGAGTTTAAAAAGAAAGTATCGACAATTAAAGAGTCATACTTTACTACAAAAGAAATTTCATCTAAAAATGAAATAGATAGCGTAGAAGGCGAAGCAAACAACGTTGAATTAAACGGTGTTATGAGTGCCTATGCAACTGCTATCAGTAAAACAAAAGACCGAATAAAAATCGGTGAAAAAAAATAATAGGGAGAATAAGAACATATGTACTTATCTGAACAATTAGTTAAAAAGTGGGCGCCTGTACTTGACCATCCAGAACTCCCAAAAGTAACGGATGCATATAAGAAGGCGGTCACAGCTGTTATCTTGGAAAACCAAGAGAGAGCACTGAGAGAAGATAGAGCATTTATATCAGAAGCTGCTCCGATCAACAGCACTGATGCAACTTCCATTCAGAATTGGGACCCAATCCTAATTTCATTAGTGCGAAGAGCAATGCCAAATCTTATCGCTTATGATATCTGCGGCGTACAGCCAATGACAGGTCCAACAGGACTTATATTCGCAATGCGAGCGAAATTTACATCACAAGCAGGAACAGAAGCGTTATTTAACGAAGCTGATACTGACTTTTCAAGCAGAAACGCAGCGGGTGACTCAACTCTACCAGGTGTTGGTGGAGAAGGTTCATCTTCACAATCAGGCACAAACCCTGCATTGTTAAACGACAGCCCGGCGGGTACTTATACTACTGGTACTGGTATGTCAACTGCAACTGCTGAAGCTCTTGGAGACACAGGTGCAAACGCATTTGCAGAAATGGCATTCTCAATAGAGAAGTCAACTGTAACTGCTAGATCCAGAGCATTAAAAGCTGAATACACAATGGAACTTGCACAAGACCTTAAAGCAATTCACGGTTTAGATGCAGAGACAGAATTAGCAAATATTCTATCATCTGAAATCCTTGCCGAAATCAATAGAGAAGTTGTAAGAACTATCTACAGAGTGGCTGAAAAAGGTGCTTCTGCAAACACAGGTACTGTAAATACAACAACTGAAGGTATCTTCGATTTAGACACAGACTCTAACGGTAGATGGTCAGTTGAAAGATTTAAAGGCCTAATGTTCCAAGTAGAAAGAGAAGCAAACGCAATATCACAAAGAACAAGAAGAGGAAAAGGAAATATCCTTATCACATCTTCTGACGTGGCTTCTGCTCTACAAATGGCAGGCGTGTTGGATTATACTCCAGCATTAAATAATAATCTTAACGTTGATGACACAGGCAACACATTTGCAGGTGTTCTAAACGGTAGATACAAAGTGTACATTGACCCATTTGCTGCTAACCAAGCTGCTAAGCAATACTTCGTAGTTGGTTACAAAGGCTCAAGTCAATACGACGCTGGTATCTTCTATTGTCCATACGTTCCACTACAAATGGTGAGAGCGGTAGGGCAAGATACTTTCCAACCAAAAATTGGATTCAAAACAAGATACGGAATCCAAGCTAACCCATTCGCAGAGAGCTCAGGTTCATCTGCTGCTGCGGTTATCAACGGTGCAGGAAATATCGACGCAAATAGATACTACAGAAGAGTACAAGTAGCGAACTTAATGTAATCTACTTGTTACTTTATTGTAACATAATTAAAAGGGCGGAACTAAAAATCCCGCCCTTTTTTTTTAATATAAATATTTGATATGACAACACTAACTGCGTTACAACGACAACCATCAAAATTAGACTATGCTAGTCCCACACAGTTTAAATTTAATATACTTAAACTTCCAAAAGTAGAATACTTTTGTACTGCAGTAAATCTACCAGGTATCTCACTAGGTACAGCGACATTCCCTACACCTTTAAAAGATATACCATATCCTGGCGAAAAAGTTACATATCAGGATCTACAAATGACATTTATGGTAGACGAAAATTTGGCAAACTATCAGGAGATACACGGGTGGATTGTTGGTCTAGGTTTTCCAAAAGACCATCTACAATATAAAAATTTATTAGACGCAGGCGTAGATCGTTTTCCCACTGGTAAGGGTAGTGTAAGTACAGAACCTGGAAAAGTAAAGTTTGGTACACCAGATCAATCGGCCGCATTTTCTGACGCAACACTTACGATACTTTCATCAAAAAATACAGCAATAACAGAGGTACGTTTTAGAGATGTGTTTCCAATCTCTCTTACTGGATTACAATATAATCAACAAGCGACTGATGTAAACTATCTTACATCTGACGTCACTTTTAAGTATAGTCTTTACGAGTTTGCCTCTTCTATAAATTCATCAGGAGTTACGGTTACAACCTCATAACACTTGATTTTTTATAAGA